TCGCTAGATTACCAGTCGGTACAGGCTTATATTGAGCAATATCTGTGATAACATTGGGTCTGCTATAACCAAACATTTGGGCAATCTTACTAGTAGCAGAAGCTCCAATTTGAGTAGCAGTAGCATAAGGTCCAATAACAGGCAATGTTGATAATTGTCCTGCTGCTTTCGCTATAGCTGCTGCTGGTTTGGATATAATGCCTTGACCATATTCGTCATTCGCATTAATTGCACTACCTTTATCCTTAGAAGACATCCGTCCACCACGGCGACCACTCTGTGATACCAATGGAGGATTAGATGACGTAGGAATAGATAATACAACATCTTCAGCCCAAATGTAAGTAGTGACAGTAACAGGATCATCTCCTCCATTTGCATGAAGAAGATTTCCAAAGGAAGAAATAACAATATCTCCCATGTCACGCCAATCAGCATCTGGAATACTGAGGAAATTTTTGTTCCAAAAGAAAGGAAGGCATAATTCACCTCCTGTATTCTTTGTTGGATTCAAAAAGAAATGCGGCTTTTGTGAAGCTGAAATCAAGTCCTGAGTGATAAAATTCCTATCAACAGTAACTTGATCTCCAGCAGTATACGGATTATAAGATACCAAAGATCTGCCATAATGAAACTTAGTTCCTGAAATCACCATCTTTACATGGAGCTTCATTCGCAAAAGTTCATAATTCTTGATCTTGTCTCTTACATAAGTATTTTCACAAAAAGCTGTCCAAGGATTAAACTTGTAAAAGAAAGGTTGCCCTACTGTCCAAGTTTGCGCTGACTGTCTGATTGGTCGGTTTAGAAAATTTCCAAGCTGACTATCATTGTTCAACGCTAAATCCATTGTTGGCTCATACATGCCAACCTTCTCAGTGACCCAACCAGCATCTTGGTCTGCGAAAGACGTAATTTGCTCATTGGTCATAGGAGAAGATTCTGATTCAACAATTCCTGGTGGTGGAGCTTGATCACTCACTACACCAGATTGCGAAACCATTAACATGCCTTCCAAATTCTGAATACGTCGCTCCAATTGATTGCAGTGACGATACTTCTTTGATAATTTTTCACGCAATGCTTTATTACGTGATTTGAGGATTTTAACCTCATCGAGTTCATCAAAAGACTCGACCCTGTGGATTTTGGAGACATCCACAGAAAAGTCTACCGTTTTTAGAGAATCGGTCATCTCATTTATTGTAAATAATGAATTAGTAATGTAAATTTATGAATTTATTATGCGCGGCACATCAATCGACACACAACAGTGCTATTTTATTGGGAGTCACCCCTTCGCTAGATAACGAATATATACAATGACTATCTACATAGCTGTCCATGATCGTAAGGTAATGCAGAACCTGTGGATCATGCGTTAATCAAATGTAGACAACTGTTTTTAGCTTATACAACGTACAGTTACGGTGTGTACCGGTACAAGGCCCCAGCACTGGGCCATTTGGAAGACGACTTATAAGTCGTACTTCTCACGGTACCACGCTAAACGATCATCATAACTCATGATTGGTCCAACAAGTCCTTGAATACCAGACTTGTGGGCAACCTCTTCAAGTTGTGATTTACGTTCAGTGTAGACCTCACGGCCGAACTCGAAATACTTGAGCGCAACATTCTGAATTGCTTCAGCGCTAGATTGCTCTTGGGTCAAAACCTTTGACTCCAAATGAGCATGTAGCATCTTAGCAATAGAATCTTCCTCAACAGGAGAACGGTACAATTCTAGTTCTTTGTCCCACTTGGCAAAATGCTTCAAGAATGATGCATCTTTCAAATGAATGAAAGGTACAGATTCAGCATCTTTATCAGCCATAGTGTACTTAATACCAACTTCAGCAAACTTTGCTGCAATAGCGGTGTGATTGATATCATCATAACCTTTCAAAACAGTCATAATGTTATCATCGCCATAAGTCATCAAAGCAACTACAACATCAAATTGTGGAACTCTCCACCATCCTTTTTCTTGTGCAATAGCATAATAAGCATAACGCATATACAAAGAATTGACCATACTGTTAATAACAACGGTCAATGGATGTCCAGAGGGATTGGATCCCATAAATTGAACAAGGGTACCAAAATAATCATAAGTTGGATAAGAAATCTCCGAAGCGATTCCCTTCATGATCATTAAATCATCCTTGTCATAATTTCCACTCTCTTCTGCTAAATTGATCAACAATTTAAAAGCAGCGAGCATAAATTGGGGACTCATGCGACCATCAAACTTGGCGTAATCACCAGCGATAGCACGATCCCAACCATTGCGACCAATGTGTTCATATAACTCTGTCCATTCCGGAGATTGGACAACAGTTCCTACGGCACATTCAGTCACAATTTTATTACGCTGCACCAAAGCAGCAATAGAGAGGAAATATTTTCGCACCAACATAACCATAGGCATGTTAGCAGCTGCGAAAACTCGAACCTTATCCTTCGTAAGTTTTGTGGGTTCATCTTTCAATGATCCCTTGAAAATAGCATTAATGGATTCTCCAGCCAACAATTTGGCTTCCATTCTTGCTACTTCTTCCAAAATTGATGGATCCACATCACGTGGACAGGAAATTCCATCAACCTTGCGGTCGGATTTGTCAACTACCTTCGTCTTGGGTCCCTTGAAAGGAAAACCCATTGAAGTTGAAAAATTCATAGCATTAATGCCAGTAACTCCATCAAGTCCAGCAAGATTGGCATCATCAGCGATTTTACCTATCTTTGCTAGTTCACTCTTTGGTAACTTAGCTAAACGCAACGAATAATCAACAACAGATTTCTGAAGTAAATTCGAATCGAACTTGGTGGCGGTATCAACCTTTCCACTCAAATCCAATTCACGGTGACGCATGGCATCCATTTGTTTTGGAGGCCCATGCTTCTTGGCAATGCCCATAACTTCAGTCACAACAGGAGAAATGACAGAAGCTACAACAGCACTCTTTCGAGTCTTGCCTGAAAGCATATTGTGTTCACCATGAACACGAATTTTAGCATCAATTGGTAACTTACGAGTAGGGCACTTATCATGAGGAGCACGAAGTGGTCCAAATTCAATACCCATACTTTGAGTTTCCAAAGGAGTAGCTGAATGAGAAATCAGAACACCTGGTTTCTCCTCCAATTTAGCAATAGCATCTGACAACAAAGTACGTGTCAAGATGCCTGCAGCGCCAGTAATTCCTCTACCAGCGAGATGATGACCAAAAATGAAAGGTTGCCCTTTAACATTTCCGACCAAAGTGGCCATACAAAGGCCTCCAAATGTTTCACAAGGAAAAGTGTACTTAGCACCTTGAAAAACTCCACCTTGAGTTGTTACGACACGCTGTCTGATTGCGGTCATCATGGGATATTGAATCAATTCTCCATCCTTATTGTATAAAGTAAAAACTGTAACTTTCTTACCTTCATCAATATTTTTAGGATAATATTCAACAATATCACGATGCAAACCAGCTCCAGGACACCACCAGACTGCAAAATCTGTTCCTGGAATGCGAACTGCAACCTTATCATCTAATGGCATATCTCTAAACGTATGTCCGCCAACTTTCTTCAAAGTGACAAACTCAGTCTTTGAGGTAACCATATGATTAGGCAACAACAATACATTGCTTTTCAATGGCACAACATTGCAAAATTCTCCGGTAGACTTTTCTACTGACATCAATTTATTTCCAATTAACTTGGAAAAATTCTCAATAGTAATAGTCTTGGATCTTTCGCTCATGCCGGCATCGCCAAACATGTATTGTCTTTCACGAGCATGTGTGTCCCAATGTTCAACTTCTTGTTGATAAGGTTTCATATCTGGAGATAATGTAATAGGTTTCGCAGCTTGCGCTGTAGGAAGTGTTTTCCACTTTCTAGCGAGACCCATCAATATCTTCCAAATTCCTAAAGAAGCTAAAACTCCGACAATACGCATCTTGGCTGACCAAGAAAGCGTAGCGAAATATTGGGATGGTAACGGTACATTGGCAAATCTTCTCACAATTGAACGACGAATCATGTAAAATCTTACTGATACATAAATCGCATACAAAATAGTGAAAAGAAGAATCATCCAAGATCCTCGTACATGAACAACGGTATCATACATAAGTGTCATAACAACACAAATAATGTAATAACCAATGCTATTTACGATGATCTCTTTCAAAGTGTCTCTCATCAAATAAGCAATGATAACTGATCCAAAACGGGATACAATAATCATTTGCAAAACTGAATTAAGCCAAACAATGAAACGTGATTCAACTGCCAAAAGGTATTCAATAACCTCACTGACATATGGTACTCCTACTTGAGAATCTAGTGGACAAGTGTCACACATCTCAATAGGCAAACCACATTCACATAAAGGCATATCGGTCAAATTACGTTGTCCAGCAACAAAAGCTCTCTGATGAGCAAAATGTTGTTCGGAATCGGACTTGATGAAACGTAATAATGTCTTAATATCAACATCAACCAAAGGTTTTCCCTCGAAATATCTATCGTGGTAAACAATTGATTGAGTCTTTCCTGATTGAAATTTGTTATTAGTTGTAGAATCCTTGTAACGGGGTTCTTGAACAGTAAACAAAGCATAATCTGGAAATTGTTGAGCAGCCATGTGACCAATTTTTGAACTATCCAACATAGTAGAATTTGGCTTGCAAAACTCAGGACGGACTGTCTGAGTAATTGTAGCTTCAAAACGCCTATTGATGGACAAAGGTTCATTGGATAATTGATTAGATTGCAAATCCTTTACATTGGTAGTTGCAGTCACGACATGAGGTTCAATCATAACCTTTCCTTTCATGTCAGCGTTCGCATTCAAAGCTGCCATAGTCATGTTGTTCAAAAACATGATAACTGGCAAAGTTGGCGAACCATCGGTGCGATCCAATGCAGTATTACAAATATCATCAAAAATAACTCCTTGATGATGTGTTGCA